GGGGAGGTGTACCGCGCTTCATTCCAGTATTCTGGAGAAGAAAGATGTCATATCCTTGTTGAGAATTCACTTTAGTATTGTCTTTTTGTGGTCTCTACCGTGTACTTGAAGTACCAGGTAGAATCAATATTAAGACAATAGTACAACCAGGTATAGTGATTAAGGACTCAATCCATGAGTCAGCAAAACTATTTGGAAGTACACTTCCTATGTGGAATAAAAGACTTTTGTGAAGTCCTTCACCAATGGTTTCATCAGGTCCAGGGTCATCTGAGTTGAGAAAACAACTTAACCTAAAAAAGGTTAGTGTTAACTCACAAAGTGCCCTTGGAACCTATGCAGCCTCTATCTTAAGAAGCCCGTCTCTGACAGCAGCAATGCTGAATTTGGCGGTGCATCTTAGATTAAAGAGTCAAATTAACAATATCTTTGATATTGGTAAGATGATATTGGCTGAATTTCCTCACATACAAAGTCTTCCATTAGGAAAGCTGGCTACTAAAGACGAACCTAACAAAGTTAGAGTGTTCGCTATAGTAGATCCAGTTACCCAGTGGTTGTGTCAACCGCTTCATCGTCACTTATTCTCTGTTTTAAAAACGAGATTTAAGGGAGTTGATGCTACATTTGATCAAGTGGCAGGAGTAGAACGAGCTCGTCTAGCAGTTAATCAAACTAAGAACAAAGTTTTTAGTTTTGATTTATCTGCTGCGACGGATCGTCTACCGTTATCTATCCAAATTGAAATCCTTAACGGATTAAAAGATGGACTAGGTACTGCTTGAGGTGAGGTATTAGTTGGAAGAGATTATTCTCTTCCCTCTAAGTACCAACACTTATTTTGATCAAAGGAGAATCCTAACTACCCTAAGAGTGTTAGATATGCAGTTGGACAACCAATGGGGGCCTTGTCTTCATGAGCCATGTTAGCAGTAACGCACCACTTTGCTGTGGAGTATTCTGTTAAACAGGTCGTGAAGTTAGGGCTACTAAAGCTCAACAAGCCCTTTGACCAATATATGGTCTTAGGTGATGACATTATAATATGAAACGAGATAGTAGCTAACTACTACTACAAATTCATGACTCAAGAGTTAGGAGTAAATATTAATTTATCCAAATCTCTTATTTCTAATAAAGGAGTCTTTGAATTTGCTAAACGTCTCGTTCATCCGGTACAAGGTATTATTTCAGCAGTTCCACTTAAAGAATTTTCTCTAGTTTCGCAAAATATTGCGGTTCTAGCAACTTTATTTTCTAATTTTAGATATAAAGTGAAAATTTCTAGTGTGTTTAGAATCTTTGGTTTTAATTATAAAGTTTTAGGTAAACTAAATTCTTTATCGTTAAAATCAAGAGCAGGGTTC